CGGTAATACGGCTGTTTCCGATGTGCGCTATACCGGCATGATCGCGACGGCTGCACCTGATAGCGATCACTGGATCGTTCAGAACCAAACGGCCGAAGCATCGCTGGGCGCGTCCGATACGTTCACCTTGTCGATTATCGATAAGTGTATTGAGCGCGCGGAAACGTTCGGTAAGGGCTCTGCCGACTTCCCTGACAGCATGCCAATGCGTCCGGTTCGGATTGGCGGCGAAGAATACTACGTGATGTTTTTGCATCCGTATCAAATCACCGATCTGCGCACCAACACGAATACCGGCCAATGGCTGGATATTCAGAAGGCTGCAATGCAGGGCGGTAAGGTCGCCGATAACCCGATCTTTACCGGGGCGCTCGGTATGTACAACAACACCATCCTGCATGCCGCCTCGCGCATTCCGTCTGTTCAGGCAAATACGCGCCGCGCGGTGTTCTGTGGTGCGCAGGCCGCAACGCTCGCGTTTGGTCAGGAGTCCGGCAAAAACACCTATTCGTGGAAAGAAGAATATTTCGACTACGAAAACCAGCTGGGCATTGCTGCGGGCACGATCTTCGGCATGAAAGACACTCGGTTTAACTCGAAGAAATTCGGGTCGATCGTCGTTTCAACTTATGCCGTGAAGCATAGCTAAGGAGGTTGCGATGGCAACGTTAACGGGTACTTATGCAACTGCCACATCGCAGCCTAAAGCGCTGCATGCCGGCGTCGTCTCGGTGTATTCGGAATACACTGCGGCGGCGGCTTTCTCAGCAGGCGATGTTATCCAGATGGTGAAGGTTCCAAATCGTGCGCGCGTGCGTCATGTGCGTGTTGCTGATTTGAGCGTAGCGTCTGGCACATTCTCTGTTGGCGATGGCGGCAATACTGCGCGCTATATCGCTTCGACATCGGCAACGCTGTCCACGGTGTTTAGCCTTAACCAAGCGGGCGGCCTCGGTTACAAATACAGCTTTTCGGATGATGCGGCGGTGCAGTACGACACGATTGATATTGTGATCGGCGCTGCTGGCGGTTCGTCCGGTTCTGTTTTGCGGATGGTCGTTGACTATACCGTAGACGAGTAATCCTCCGTGCGAAGACTTGCCCCGGTTCGCCGGGGCTTTTTTTAAGGGCTTTATCATGCCGATACCTCAGCAAGGCCTGCAGGGCGCCGTGAGCCTAGAGGGTCGCGCCCAAACACAAATTACCATTTCAGCAAGTGCAACCGCCTCCGTAGCCCTGAATAATGGCGTATACGATGTATGGTGCAGTATTGATTGCTATCTGAAAGTCGGTCTTGTGCCCAATGACGTGGCGGTATCAACGGGGTATTTGCTGCGTGCCGGCAACACTGTTCCGCTGTTTGTGGACCAAGATAGAAAGATTGGCGCAATCGCCTCATCTACCGCAACGCTTTGCTTTCATCAGGTAGCGTGACATGACGACCGTTTATGTAGACCCGTCGCTCGGCGACGACACGCGCACCTACCTGCAGGCGCAATCTGCTAGTACACCGTGGAAAACCACAGACAAGCCCACAGCTTCAGCCACTGCAAACGATACCGTTTCGCTCGCGAATGGTGCTTACAACGCCACAACGGTCGGCTCTGTCTATGCGCAGGGATACCACAGTTTCGCTAAATTGCTTGTACTGGATGCGGCCAATGATGGCGCAGCCGTATTCACTGGCACCGATGCCAATTACGTCGCCCGAATATCGTCGTCTCTCCCGGCTGGTACATTGAGTTTTGATGGGATTGTATTTAACGCACAATCCACGGCGACGAAATGTTTCGAAGTCGGCGATATGACCACCAAGGTGTGGACGGTCAGTTGGTCGGATTGCACATTTTCTAACGGTACGGCAAAGCTACTTGATTTATTAATCGTTAAAGGCGGCAATTTCGCGACAACCGATTGTGTTTTCGCTGGATCGCCAACAGGGGCAGGCTTCGCGGGGATAACAGGCGGAACTGCGTTAGGTGCTTCTAACAATTGGTCTGTGACGCATACCAGGCCGGTTTTTAATCTTGTCGGTACGCAAGATACCTCCGGCATTAATCAAGATTGCGCCTCTGCGGCCAACACGATTGCGTATACCGTCGATGGTGCGTCTGGTGAGATAGGCACAACCAGCACGTCAACGTTCGCTATCGGTATTCAGTTGCGCTGCCCCGGTGCGCGCATCGTTAATACCAATGGCCTGAGAATTACCGCACCTGACAACAACAGTTCATCGCTGTATGGACTGAAGATTTACCCCAATGCCGTCGCTATCTCTGATTTTGTGATGCGTGGTAATCGGCTGTCCTTTATCGCTCCTGGCGGTTATGGGATTGCGATTGGCGATAGCACAACAGTAGGTGCGGCGGCGATTACTGGTGGCGACCTCAGTGGTAATTACGTCACGGGGAAATATTATTCTCTGGCAACTCCTCACGGGATTGCAATTGGGCGATCCGTGAGCGGGGTCAAGTACGCCGGAAATACAGCCACGGACTTTTACTGTAACCACTTGGCATCGCGAACCACATCGGGAACTGCATCAGGGAATGTCTCGCGTGATTGCTATGGCGTTGATTATTACGCCAAGGGCTGCACGGCCTTTACCTTTACCGGTAACACCGCGATTCAAACAGGCAAATACGCTCGCCGCAATCTCGCGCCGTTTTCGATTGATTCGCAAGGCGGCACAACGACTACCGCCACGACGATGAGTTACAACACATTCATCTGCACCGAAACGGATTTCACCCGCGTTGGTGCTCTGGCAAATATCACCACGAACAACAACGGCACATTCACCGGCAACACGTACATCGTGCCGGATACCTGGGACACCGATACGACAGACCGCTTCTTTGTGGGTGGTGCTGAGGGTGGGCGCTCAGGCGCTACCGGCTACACGATCGATGAATGGATTAGCGGTACGGCGGGTAGTGTTAGCGCAACGAACGGCACCGGCACAATTAGCGTATCGGGCGAGACGGTTATTCGACTGCCGATTGCGCAGATAAGGCAGCTTCTCGTGAATTTTTCTGTTGGCACACACACGCGGAGCAGACAAATAGCGTTCTATTAATTGCTTTATTTATCAAATGTGCTTTGCCTACGCTTCCAAAAACCACGGAGGCAATATGCAAAGTATCAGCATCGATGATGTTATCCAGCTCTGTAACCAGCAGTTAAGCGCCGGGCATATTGATGCCGCAGAGCGATTGATTCACCCCGCGCTGGAACAGCATCACCGCCACCCCGGATTATTGTTCGCGGCTGGCAATATCGAATTCAAAAAAGAGCATTGGGCAATCGCCCGCGTGCTGTATGAGCGCTCAGTTTCCATCTTTGAATACCCCGGTGTTTACTCCAATCTCGGCGCTGTCTGCCGCCGCATGCACGATGTTGAATCATCGCTGCAATATCTGCTGCGTTGCATCGAACTCGATCCAACCAATGAGTCGGCGCTGACCAATCTGGCGGCTGCGTATGTCAACGAAGGCTGTCCGCAACGCGGTATTGAATGGGCAGAAAAAGCGTTAGCTGTGCATTCTGGCGCGCAGAAGGCCCGCTGGAATTTAGGGCTCATGCAGCTGGAATCGGGCGATTACGCGAATGGATTTCGTAATTACCGATCTGGCATCGCAGCGGGCGAGCGAATGGAGCGATTTTACGATGACAAAAACAGCATTCCGCTGATCGAGCAAGATTCGCTGCCGCATTGGCGAGAATTTCGTGCCAAGAACGGCCGGAAGCCGCGCCTGATGGTTTGGGGTGAGCAAGGAATCGGCGATGAAATTATGTTTTGTTCGATGTTGCGCGAGGCGGCGGAAGATTTCGAACTGATATTCGAATGTCACCCGCGCCTTCTGACATTGTTTCAGGCATCAATGGGCATACCGCTTTACGGGACGCGCAAAGAGCGGTCAATTCGTTGGCCAATGGACGATGGCATAGTGGCGGATGCGAAATGCCCGATAGGCGACCTTGCGGGGTTTTATCGAACAACAAAGGAATCGTTTGACGGACACGGACCCTATTTGCACGCACCGGGCGATTTACTACTCAGGGCGCATGATTGGCTGCATGAGCAGGCAAAAGGCAAAAAAATTGTCGGGTTTGCATGGTCTGGCGGTGTTGCAAAAACCAACATGCTCTATCGCAGCATTCAGGCCGAACAGCTGAAATCGCTGATGAGCGATCCGCGCATTTTCCCTGTCTGTCTCGAATACCAGAACGCTACCAAAACGATTGAATCGCTCGGAGTCGATATTGCATATCCGCGCGCTTATCTCGAACACCACGATTACGCCTACACCGCAGCCATTGTCGGCAATCTCGATGCGTTGGTTACCGTCAATACCTCTGTCGTGCATTTATCTGGCGCGATGGGCATTCCCGCTTACGTGCTGACCCCATCGAAACCAGCGTGGCGCTACGGCGTTTCTGATGAACTGGTGACGCCGATGTATTGGTATCCAGCCACGCACAAGCTGTATCGCCAACAAGGTCAGGATTGGCAGCCGGCCATCGATGCGCTGGTGACTGAATTTAATGCGGAGGTGCTGAAATGAAGCGATGGGATGTGCTCGACCGACTTATCAAGCAGAACGGGTTTGAATTTGTCGTTGAACTCGGTGTTAAGGAGGGGAAGCTAACAGCATTTCTGCTGGCAAATAATTCCGATTTGCGAATGGTGGCCGTGGATTTGTTCGCCCCGATTAATCGCGCGGATGGTCCGGGTGTTGAAACCTATCATGACTGGAATTTCGAGCAGATCAAGCGCGAATTTATCCAGCGCGTCGAACCGTACAAGAATCGTGTGCAGCTAATGCAAATGCTAACGACGGAAGCCGCGCCGTTTGTCGTGGATGGCAATGTCGATCTGGTGTTTATCGACGCCGGGCATGATTACGATTCGGTCATTGCCGATATAGAAGCATGGCTGCCGAAGGTGAGAAGCGGCGGAATTGTATCTGGGCATGATTACCAGCAGAAGTTTCCGGGTGTTCAACGAGCCGTTGCCGAGAAGCTGCCGCTGCATGAGATTAAGTTGGAAGATGATTCCGTTTGGTGGTGGAGAAAGCCGTGAACGTTGTCTATTTCGTCGCCGGAAATCCCCAATACATTGAATATCTAAAGCTGTCGATTTCTTCCGTAAGAAAGGCGATGCCGCATGCGGAAATCCATGTTTTTACCGACATTGATGCAGATTTGCCGGGCGTGACGAAATGGCTGCAAATTGGCGGATACTCAAATCCACTGATGGTGGAAAACACAATCATCTGGCGGGATTTCTGCGCCGCGCATGAAGGCGTGAACATCTTTCTTGATCCGGATGTTCTGATGGCGAAAGCGCCGCCGCTTTTCCTTGCTGATATTGCTGTTACATGGCGCGATAACCTCGGCGACTTTAGCCGGCGCATGCCTTACAACACAGGCGTCGTGGTTGCGCGCGGCGGTCAAAAGTCGGCGTTGTTTTTTAACGAAATGACCGATCGCATCAGCGCCATGTCCGATGAGGATCAGAAATGGTACGGAAACCAAATTGCATTGGCTGAAATGCTCGGCGAACCGCCGCAACAAATGGTGGATGGATGGAAGCATGCAAGAAAAGTGAATTGGACGCCGAGCCTGCACTGCGGATGCAACGTTAGTTTTCTGCCGTGCGACAAATTCAACTGGACGCCAGAGGACGACGGCCCAGTGATGGATAGATATTTTGTTCACCTCAAGGGAAACAGAAAGCACCGGATGAAATCACTTCACGATCAATTGGTGGCTGTATGAACGAGCAAGTAGAAGCGGCTGTTGGCAGAGCTGTACTTAGGCGTGATGAGAACTTCAAAGAAAACTGGAAAAGATATCACGCAATATCTTTGCTGGTGTGTCCAGATTGCGGCGATGAATTACGCCAAACATCAGGGGCGTTCAGATATTTTGTTATGGGAGAAAAGAAATACGAATGCAGTGGTTGCGGGGCCTCTCATACACATTACCTGGTTGATTGATAGCATGAACCCTGTGCGCGTATTTGTCGGCTTCGACCAAGCCGAAGCTGTTGCTTATCACACGCTGGTGCAATCGCTCATCGATAACAGTTCTGTGCCGTTATGGATTATGCCTCTGGTGCGCGGCCACCTTGCGACACTGAAATACACAAGGCCGCGCGGACCGCTCGACTCGACGGATTTTTCGATCAGTCGATTCATGGTGCCGAACATTTGCAATTATCGCGGCTGGGCGATTTTCCTTGATTGCGACATGCTGTTCCGTGGTGATGTGGCTGAATTGATCGAGCAGGTGGACCCGCGCTATGCGGTCATGGTGAAAAAGCATGACCACCGGCCGGTGGAGGGGCGTAAATTTCTTGGCGCAGAGCAGACACGGTACGCGCGCAAGAACTGGTCCAGCTTAATGCTGTTTAATTGCGAACAATGCACTGCGTTGACGCCGGAATACATCAACGATGCACAGGGTCTTGATCTGCATCAATTTGCATGGCTTCGCGATGAGCAGATTGGATCGATAGCAGGTGCATGGAATTTGCTGGTTGGTTACGACAAATACGATCCGCAAGCAAAGCTTGTCCACTTCACCAAAGGCACTCCGTGTTTCAACGATTATCGCCGGCAAGAATATGCTGACGAGTGGGAGCGCGTGTACCGGAAGCAAATGCACAAAGGAATGGAGTGGGCATGAGCCGACGCAGAACAATCATTAAGGCGGCGGAGGAAAAGCGCGCCTTAGATAAACCGTTAGAGGCTGTATTTATCAAGCCGGAATTGCCTAACATGGATTCATGCCCGACATGCGGTCGGAAGCTTAAACCAGGCAGACCTCGGAAGATAAAGCATGACGACTCTGGCGACGATGCGCTCGCGGATCAATGATGAGCTGCTGTTAAAGAACGAATACAACTCACACATTGATCGGGCCATTCAATCAGCAATCGCTATCCACGAAAAGACCCGTTTTCGATTCAATCATGGTCGTGCGACAACGACCATCCCCGCCGATTTTGAATACGTCGAACCGCCGCCAGACATGATCGAAGAAGATGAGCTGATGCTCATTGATGGCACAGAACGGCGGCCGCTAATAAAGCAAACGTATTTATGGATTGGCGATCAATCGCGAGCAATCGACTACCGGTCTCGACCGCTTTATTACGCGATTGAGACCGATGACTTGCGCTTGTACCCGATTCCTGATCAAGAATACACGCTGCAAATTTCGTATCTGAAAAAATTGCCTACCTTGTCCGCTGACACCGACTCCAATGCGTGGATGGTGGGTGGTGAGGAACTGATTCGACTGAGGGCCAAGCGAATCATTCTCGAAGATGTATTGCGTGGCCCTGAGAGTTTCGCGGAGGCGGATCGCATCGCCGTGCGCGAAGCGGAGACGCTTGCTGTACTCAAAAATGAGTGGAAGCGACTCGCTGCGCACGATCATCTTTCGTCCTTTGGTTTTCCAGGTGACGATTAATGGGCGAGGCGAAAAGTCAGCATTTTCAATTCACCGGCTCTGTCGGCGGGTATTACGATTCATTGCTGCCTGACGGGTCGACTGCACCGGCTGCGCCAACCATTACGCTGACTGCGGTCTCGCAGGGAATTAACGTCAATCTATCGGCTTTCGGCTCTGGCTCGCTGACATTCACATTGCAGCGCGCGACAAACGCATCATTCACGACCGGTCTTTCTACTTTATCGAGTTCGTTAACTTCCATCAGCTTCCCTTACGTGGATTCCAGCTTGTCGGCCGGGACGTATTATTACCGGCTATCTGCAACTGGTATTGGCGGGGCATCTAATTACAGCGCGACGGTTACAACGTCTCCCATTTATGCGCCGTCTATTTCTGCTTCGCGCGTCGACAATACGACCATTCGGTTTACATTTACTGGCGGTTCCGGCGCTACATCGTGGACAGGTTATTACCGCACGCCAAGCGGCGCCGGTTCATATACACCGGTATCACTTACCGTTGGACAGGCTTATTACGATGTAACTGTTGCCAGCCAAAGTACGGCGAATTTCTACATTGCATCGGCCAACGCCACGGGCGCCGTAAACAGCAATATCGCAAGCGGCAGCGCATCGGGTGCGCTGTTGTTTTCTGACACGATGGATTCCGGCTACACCGCAACGACGAGCTGGTCGAGTTTCGTTTCACAATTTCAGTCGCGCGGCTGGCATTACATCGACGGCACGGATGGCCGCAATTCGATCGAGGCCGACCCCCTCAACGCGTCGCGCATGTGTTATGCGATGTGGTATTACAACGATGGCAACGGCCATTGCATCGCGTGGAAGTCTGACCCAAATCACACGCAGCCGTATTCACGTCCAACAGAGATGTACGTGGCGTGGGATGAGTATCGCCCGGCCGATTTTGATTTCGGACCGACGAAAGATTTTCGATGGACCGCAATTCCTGGCGGCTGGTGGTCGGATATTCACGACCATGACGCGGATGTAATTGACATTTACGGCGGATTTGCAGGCGCGCAGGGCGGCACATCGAGCGCCTGCAGCACCGCCGGTTTAAATATTCAAGGTAACGGCGCATCACAGCCGGGCGACCCGAACACGATTGTTGTTGCCAGCGGCGAAATCATGACGCGCGGCACGTGGCACACGGTTGAAATCCGCATCAAGCTGAACACGCCGAATAATTCTGACGGTGCCGCCGAGGGCTGGGTTGATGGCGTGCAGTACGTGAGTCGAACCAACGTCAAGTTCTCAAAAGACGGCGTCCCGCAGTGCTACTTGGACGGCTGGCGCATGGGCATGGAAGCAACCAATGGCGGCGGCGGCGCAGCATTCAACCCGCAGCGAAAGCGCTTTACGAGAAATTTTCGAATCAGCACGTCTAGGATTACCGGGTGACGCATGGCCACATTTCCCGATTTATTCAACCGCTCCAACGAGGCGCCGATTGCCGGTGCGAATTGGCAAACCCTAACACC